TCGACCTGCGGGGCTTCCTGCGCCGGCATGACGGCCTCGACCTCGACATTGACGATCGGCGCGGCCTGTTCGCGCTCGTGGATTTCGTTGCGGATTTCGACCGGAGTCGGGTCTGGCGCGGCGATGTGGTTGTGGACGTCGACCTTGGTCGGCTCCGGTTGGCGCGCCATTACGGCGGCGAACATTTGCGCTGTCTGTTCCTGGCCGTTGGCGATGGCGGCTAGCAGGTCGCGCAGGCCAGTGTCTGGCGGCGGCGCGTCGATACGTTCGCGCAGCGAGCGCACTTCGCCGGTGACGGCGGCGAGTGCCTTGGTTTCCGCTGATTCTTCTTCCGGGCTGTCCTTGACCGGCGCCGGCGCGCCGATGGTGACGCCGAGCTTTCCGGCGAGGTCTTGCGCCTGCCTGATCTGCACCAGCACGTCCTCGTAGTCGACGCCCAGCTCGGCGGCAACAGACTGGGGCGACTGCAGGCCGTTCTGAATGGCGATGATTTTGGCGTTCATGTCTTTGAGCGGATCTACCCACGACCAGCGGCGGCCCTGGAAGACATGTCCGGTGAACTTCTCGGCCTTGCTTGCCGGAAGCGGAGAGCCGTTGGCCAGCGTGACCTGGCCGAAGGCGAGCGCGGAGGCCAGCCAGTCGTCAAACACCGGCTCCATGAAGGCATCCTTGAACCATTCCTGGAGGCTGATCCACTGGTCGCGCTCTTCCAGCGTGCCACTGCGGATGCTGCTGAAATTGACGCCTTCGAGGTCGTTGGCTAGCGCGTGGTAGGCAACGCCGAGGCCGGAGGCGATGCCGCGCAGGCAAGCCTTGACGAAATCGGCGTACATGGCGCTCGGGTAGTCCGGGTCGAAAGGCTTGAAATCGACGCCGGCGGGCAGCACGCCGAAGCTGCCGGCGTCTGCCTCCAGATAGGGGACGCCCTGGGCGTCTTCGCCATCCATCGGCGGCTGACCGTCCGGGCTGGTGAAAAAGCCCATTTTGGCGGCGCCGACGCGCGAGGCGATGACCGCGGCTTCCTCGTAACCGCCGAGGTTGTTCAGGCGCGTCATGGCGGCGTGCATCCACGGCAGGCCGCGCAGTTGCTCGGGGCGGTCTGCCTGGTAGATGTGCAGGATTTCTCCGGCCGGAACGCGCTGGTGCGCTGCCTGCACGGCGCCTGCGGCAATCCCGTAGGTATCGCCAGGGTGGTATCCGCGCAGCCAGTAGGCGACGGATTTGCCGAAGGCGTCGACCTCGACGCCCATGCGGATTTCGTTCTTGTTGCCTTCGGACGGCTGGATCAGCCGGGTGTCCAGGCGGTCGATGTCGATGACCTGCAGCGCGTAGCCGAAAGCGTTGCCGGCGCTCTTGCCGCGCACGCGGCGGACCAGGCATTCGCCATCGCGGGCGACGGCCTTGGAGACGAGAATCTGCAGGTCACGGAAGGACAGGCGGCCGGTCACGTCGCAGGTGCCGCGCTTGCACCAGCGCGCCCATGCCTGCTCGATGGCGTCGTTGGCGCCGGAATCCGGCACGCCGGGCTTGTCATAGACGCGCGCCTGCAGCGTGAAGCCGGTGCCGCCGACGACATTGGCGGCGACCATGCCGACGAAGCGCTTGGCATAGTCGTTGTTGTTGCACAGGTCGCGCGAACGGGCGCGCAAGGTATCGAGCGCGCGGAAGAGGTCGGCATTGGCCGAGACGTTGCTGCTGCCCCAGCCGCCGCTCAGGCGGTCGAAGCGCGCGGCGGCGAAGTCACGGCGACCGCGGCGCGGCGCATAGCCGAGGCGGGATGCGATGGTGTCGAGCCATTTGGCCATGCAGTGTCCTTAGTTGCCGGTGAAACGGACGTACAGCTTGTTCTTGCCGGGCAGGCCGGAGGCCAGGCGCGCGGCATCGTCCTCGCGGGCGACTTCGGCGCGGTAGCGGTCGAGCAGCATCAGCAGGTCTTTCACCGAGATGTATTTCATGCGCCGTCCGGCGATTTCGTACTCGGCGACGGCCGGGTCGCGGCCTTCGATCCACGCTTGCAGCGCGGCCAGCGTCTTGCGCGCGTGGCTGCGGTCATCGAGCGCCGCCGTGGCGGTGCCGCTGCGATAATCCGGTTCGACCTCGAGCGTTCCTTCGTCGACGGTGTATTTCTCGGCACCGGATTCGACCCAGGCGATCCACTGGTAGGAACCGGCGGCATAGGCGCCCGTGGTGGCAGCGGCGACGGTGACGGCGTGGTCGGTGCCGTCAGCCGTGGCGGTGATCTCGAAGCCGCCGGCGGCGTTCTTGAAGCGGTACTTCAGCGTCCACGTGCCGGCCGGGTAATCACCCAGCGTGCGCGTCCATTTCCATGTATCGCCGGCACGCAGGCGCGCGGGTTCGTCAGAGGGGATCGTGGCAGCCATAGCGAGCATGGTCGCCGCGCGCGGCTGTAATGTTCAGGGGGAAGATTACAGCATTTGCTTACGGCGGACAGGCTGCATAGCTTCCGTCGGTTATGTCAGTCGTTCATAGCCTTTTTCTTTGCGCGGACAATGATCTTCGTCACAAGGATTATTGGAAGAAGCTCAAGCGCTGCGTCGTAAAAGTCTCGAAGATCGCAAGCTGGCTCCAGCGTGTCTACTTCCATCTGCGCATGATGTTTCTGACATGCAATTCTTCGATCGTTGTGGCAGCACCTACCAAACAGTCTGCAAATTATGTTCATTTCATTTCCAATGCTAAAACTCTCATTTCTTCCCGCTCACAATCTTGAAAATCATCGACTGGCTCAACCCGAACTGCGTTGCCAGCGCCTTGACGTTGTGTCCGGTGTATTGCAGCCGGATCGCTTCGTCTCGGTCGCGGCGGGCACTGACGGGCTTTTTCGAGACGTAGAGGCGCAGGGTTTCGCCGGCGTAGTCGCGGCGCAGGATCTTCTCGATGGTGGCCGGCAGGCGCTGGCGGACGACTTCGGCGACGGCCTGGTCGACGTGCGGGCCGAGTTCGGCGGCGCAGGCGGTGGCGAGGTTGCGGATCATGTATTCGGACATTGCGGCTCCTACCAGCGTTTGACGGAAAACCCGCCGGCCGGCTTGATGCGGCGCGGCGGCGGGGCGGATTCGGTTTTCGGTGCTTTTTCGGCGTCGACCGCAACAGGCGCATCCTTGATGGTCACGCCAGACAGCCGCAACGCCACCAGCGCAAGGATCAGGCAGTCGAGCGCCTCGTTGCGGGCGCGGGTCTGCACCCATTCCTGGATCGGGCGGTGGCCCTTGAAGCGGGTGACCAGCTTTTCGGCGGCGAGCTGGGCGAAGTATTCGTCGTCGAAGGCGGGTTCCTGCGGGAAGTGCAGGTAGCCTGGGCCGGGTTCCATTTGCTTGAGGCGCGCGTATAGCATGCCCTTGCCGCCGTCGACGCCAATCGGCTCGACCGGCACGCCGCGCTTGCGCTTGACGCGCAGGCGTTGGCGGCGCTTCTTTTCGTCTTCGACCAGCGGGCGGCCCATGCCGGTGACGCCCTTGGTGGCGAAGCACCAGCGGCGGCGGGCGACGAAGGCATAGACCTGGCTGGCGTTGTAGCCGGAGTCGATGGCGCACACCTTGACCTCGTAGTCGGCCAGCGTTTCGGCGAGTTCTTCCCAGACCTGCGGCTGCGCGGTGTCGCCGGGCAGGATGACGTGGTCGCGCACCCAGCCTTCCTCGCCTTTGCCCCAATCGACCACGGTCAGCTCGAGGCGGTCTTTTTGCACGTCGACGCCACCGGTGCGCAGGCCGACCGGCAGCGCTTCCGGGTAGATTTCCAGCCGCGAGATGAGGCTGACGTTCTCGATGCTGTCGCCTTCTTCCTTGAACACTTCGCCGAGGTAGGTGTTAAAAAACGCTTTCAGCTCGGACGAATCGCCCTGGGCGTCGATCCACTTCTGCGCCACCTTGACCCACGACAGGCCAAGGCCGACCGGCGCATACAGCGCATTGATGTGATAGCCGCGGTGGTGGCGGATGTGCGGTCGGGCGGCGATCCAGCGGCCGCGGGCGAGCATCTCGGTCTTGCTGGCTTCTTCGATGATGGCGGCGCATTCGCGGCAGACATACCAGGCGGCGCTGACCTGCTCCGGGCCTTCCTGCCCTTCTGCCTTTGGCGCGCGGCGGAACTTGAGGCCGTAGGGCGCATCCTTGCCGCCGAACTCGAGCGGCTGGTATTCGCCGCAATGCGGGCACGGCACATGAAACCGCCGCATGTCGCTGCGGTTGTATTGCTGGCTGATGCGCGAGGCGCCTTCCTTGGTCGGCGTGCTGACCAGGTAGGTCTTGGCGCGGGTGTAGGTGCGCTGCCGGTTCTCGATCAGCGTCATCGGGTCGCCTTCGCCGCCGACATCCCAGGGGAAGGCATCGACCTCGTCGCAGATGACGTAGGGCAGGTGGTCGGAGCGCAGTGAATCGGGCGAATTGGCGCCGGCCTTGATGATGCGCGAGCGGGCGCCGTATTCGAGCAGGTCGCCGCGGTTGGCGCGGTCGCGTTTGGCGGTGCTGACGAGCCCGGCCAGCGCCGGCGATTCGTCGA